TGGGCTAAAGAGAAAAGAAAAATGCAAGAAGCTGTAGAGGTTTTTGCTCTTTATAATCGATCAACAAAATGGGAAGGTAATAAAAATATTATTGGAGATTTTAATTTGCCCCAAGATGTAGCTAATTTTGATCCTTCTGTTATTGCCATGACTTTAACTGATAGTTTAAAAAGAGATTCGAAAGGGGATTTAGATAGAGCTGGTAAATCTTTAAATACTACAAACAGAATGATTGCAATGGTAAATAAACTATTTAATAAAGCTCCTACTGTTTTAGATGATATAAAGTTTGGAATAGTTAATAAACCCTTAACTGAATTTACAAATGCTTTTGAATCAGGTTTATTGAAAGCCGGAGAATATTTAAACGGAGAGTTATTAGATGAAGAAATTAATACAAGTAATTTAAATGCAGAAACATATAATCCAGAGACAGCTCAAGATACAGTAGTAGATGCAGGATTATATATTAACGTCTAATTATGGCAGTACAAATTCAGACTCGTAGATCAAGTACAGCAAATGATAGACCCTTTCCAATAAGATTAGGATCTAGAGAATTAGCTTTAAATAATAACAGCATAAGTCCAGGTTTATTTTTTGCAGATAATACAGCTTCTCCAAATACAGGATTAATAAAAGTAGGTCCTGTTCATATAGGAAATACTGCTCCTAATACTGGAGCAGCTGGGTTTACTTCATCTAGTAAAGGAGAAACTTGGTTAGATACTGTAAGTACTCAAATATTTAAAGTTCATGATGGGACAACTTTTCAAACTGTGAAAGCCGTAGCATCTGTTTCCGGTGGACAACCAGCTAATCCTATTAATGGACAATTACATTGGGATACAGCTGCAGGTGGTGCTGGGGTTTTGAAAATATATCTATCTTCTAGTGCTAGTTGGATAAATGTTTAATTATTTACTTAGTAAATGATCTAAAATTCTATCTAATTTACTATGAACTGCTTGCATTTCTCTTAAAAAATCTTCTTTTAACACATAATCGTGTAAAACTTCATTTTTTAACTTATCTAGATTTTTTTCAACATTTTCAAATCTTCTGTCTAATTTTTTACTAAAATTTCCTAGAGCTCTTGATATTCCGGCAAAAGCTCCAATACTACCTGAAATGATTGCTGCAATAACTTGTGGTTCCACTTTGTAATCCTCGTTACTTCTATTCTATAGGGTTTCTACATTTTAAAATATTAAGAGTTGGAGATTTAAATGGCAACAGGTTATGAACCAAATATAGAAGGAGCTATTGCTGTCTTAAGAGATTTAATGATAGCTAATAGTGTGAATATGGTACGTCAACCTTATGAACCTAATTACAGGGGATTGGTTGATTCAGTTCTTGATTTAAAAGAAGGTTTCCCTACTTTTGCACCAGCTGCGGTTGTTTTTAATGCAGTTGCTTTTGAAGATGTAGACGAAGGAGAGGCTTTATTTATGAGAACTTCAGATGGACAGGTTGGTAAAGCTAGTGCTGCTAATGGTTTAATAGAAAATGCAATTGTAGTTGGGTTTGCAAATGTATCTGCACTGGCAGGTGAATCTTTACAAGTTGCAGTTGCTGGATTAAAAACTATAAGTGGTTTAGATGCTGGTGATTTATTTTTCTTATCTGCTACAACATCAGGTGCAATAACCGCAACTCCTCCCTCCTCTGCAGGTCAGGCAGTTGTAAGAATAGGTGAAGCTGCAACTGCGACTAAACTCTCTATTCAAATTGAACCTCCAATAAAATTAAGTTAATGGCTTACTCACCTTATGCACCAAATGCTCAGGGATTTACTGAAGCATTGATTGATACAAAGACAAATTGGCCTGGTCAGATAACTAATAAGATAAATGGATTTGCAGCCATTGCTGCAGAAAATTTAAATCAAGGTGATGCTGTATTTTCAAGAACTAGTGATGGAAAACTTGAAAAGGCAATTGCTAACGATACTCAAGATAAAGCAAGAGTTGCTGGTTTTGTAGAAACTACAATTACGGCAGGGAGTTTAGTAACGTGCATCGTAGCAGGTATTACACCGGTAGCTGGATTAGACCCTGGGGATTCTTATTTTTTGTCAGCTAGTTCTGCAGGTGCAATAGTAAAAACACCTCCATCTAGTTCAGGTCATTTTGTTACACGAGTTGGCGAAGCTGCTACTACAGCTTCATTAGTAGTAAGAACTGAGCCACCTGTTGAAATAAGTTAACAGTTAGTCGTCGTAAAATATATATAAATAAGTTCTTCTGGTTAAGAACTTGATCGAGATATTAAATGGCAACTAGGAAGGCATTAGTACTTGTTTCTGGTCTTTTTCAGGAGTTAAATTCTTCTTCTGATAAATTAGATTTTGCTGGAAATAGTACTTCTGATTTAAGTGAGGGTACAAATCAATATTTTACAAATGCAAGAGCTAGAGGTGCAGTAAGTGTAGCGTCTGGAAATGGATTAACATATAACTCCTCTACTGGAGTGTTAGGAACTAATGCGATACCTAATTCTCAATTAGCAAATGATGATATAACAATTGGTAGCACTGCAGTTGCTCTTGGAGCTACTCAAGGAACATTTACAGGATTAACATCTTTAGCTTCAACTACATTAATATCTGGAGTTGCTGATGCTGCAAACTCAATAAAAATTGCTAGTGGAAATATTGTTTTTGAAGGAGCCACAGCAAATGATTTCGAAACAACTTTAGCTGTTACAGATCCAACTGCAGATCGCACCATAACTTTTCCTGATTCCACAGGAACCGTTGCACTCACAAGCGACATTGTTTATCCAGTAACTACAACTAATTCTGTAACTCTTACAAATAAAACTTTAGCTCTTGGAAATAATACGATATCCGGAACTTTAGCTCAATTTAATACTGCTGTTACCGATGGAACTCTAGTTTCTACATCAGGAAGTGAAACTTTAACAAATAAATCTGTAAATCTTGCAAATAACACTTTAACTGGAACATTTGCTGAATTTAATACTGCAGTTTCAAATGCCACTTTAGTTTCTACTACAGGTTCTGAAACTTTAACAAATAAGAGTCTTACTGCTCCGACTCTCACAGGATCTTCAAGTTCTGCTGGAAGCATAATTTTTAAAGAAGATACTGATAATGGAACAAACTCTGCGACTCTCGTAGGACCTGCAGCAACTGCAGATGTGACATTGACTTTACCAGCTGAGACAGGGACAGTCCTTACTACAGCATCTTCAATTGCTAACAGTAATCTTGCAAATAGTTCATTAACTATTGGTAGCACTGGTGTAGCTCTCGGAGGGAGTGCAACTTCATTTACAGGTTTAGCTTCTATAACTTCTACTGCAGTAGTTACAAATGACAGTGGGTTCAGAATTCGAAATAATTCAGATAATACAAAAATTGGTGCTTTTAGTTCAGCTTCTATTACAGGAGGGCAGACTAGAACATTAACATTTCCTGATGCTAGTGGAACCATTGCAACTCAGGCATACGTAAATGCTCAAATTACTGCTGAAGATTTAGATATTGAAGCCGATTCGGGAACAATAGCTATTGATTTAAATTCAGAAGTTTTAGACATTGAAGGAGGAACAAATATAACAACTGCTGCAACAGGTAATAAAGTTACAATTAATATGCCTACCGCTTTTGCAACGGAGGACTTTGCTACTGCAATAGCAGTGGCTTTAGGATAATATTATGGCAACCCAAGTTCAATTTAGAAGAGGAACAACAGCTGAGCACACTGGTTTTAAAGGTGCTGATGGTGAAGTTACAGTAGATACTTCATTACGGACTGTTGTAATACATGATGCAATTACAAATGGAGGCTTTCCTTTATTAAGATCAGATGGATCTAATTCTGCTTTAGCTTTAGGATCAGTATCTAATTGTAGTCTTAAATTTCAAGGAGATGCAAATACAGGTCTTATTAGTCCTTCAGCTGACAATATATCATTAGTTACTGGAGGGGTTAGCCGTCTTACAATAGATTCTAATGGGTCGGTAACAATTCCAGGTAATGTGACTATAACAGGAACACTATCTGCAACTTCTACCAACTTTTCTGATCAACTTGCATTAATTCTTGCTTTAGGCTGATATGGCAAATACCTTCAAAAGTGACACAAAACTAAACGTTGTAACAGACGCTGTTAGTAATACGAACACAAATATTGTTACAGCAGGTGGCAGTTCAACTTTAGTTTTACTAAGTATTTTATTATCAAATACTTCAGGAGCTAGTGCTCAAGTAGATGTATTTCTTGTTACAAGTGGTGATAATGTTCACCTTATAAAAAATGCTCCTGTTCCTGCAGGTAGTTCTTTAGAAATAATAAGTGGCTCAAAAATAATTATGCAGGCAAATGATGTTCTTAGAATAAGAGCAGGAACTGCAAGTTCTATAGATGCAACTGTAAGTTATCTTGATCAAACTTAGGGAGGTATAACAAATGGCTCTTAATACAGTAAGTTCAGACAGACTTAGTACGAATGTAAAGAATACAAACTTTACAGCAGCTGAAAAACAAGATTTAACAAATGATATTCTTCCTTTAGCTGGACAGTTAGGTAATCGTAATTTAATAATTAACGGAGCTATGCAAGTGGCTCAACGTGGTACGTCATCTACAGCTAATGGATATGGAGATTTAGATCGTTGGAAACATGAATATGCTGGAACTGATGAATCACCAACATTTGCTCAGTCAGATGTAGTGTCAAGCGATTCTGGTGATAACCCTTTTGCAAAAGGATTTTCAAAGTGTACAAAAATAACAAATGGAAACCAAACAGGTGGATTTGGAAATAACAGGCTTTTAAACTTCAATCAAAATATAGAAGCACAAAATGTAAGAAATAGTGGTTGGAATTATAACTCAAGCTCAAGTTTTCTAACCTTATCTTATTATGTAAAAGCGAGTGTAAGCCAAGAATATTTTGGATTTATAAAAACAGTAGACGGTACAAATTACATTTATCCGTTTAGTTTAGGAACATTAACTGCTAATACTTGGACAAAAATAACAAAGACAATTCCTGGGAATTCTAATTTGCAGATTGATAATAACAACGGAAGTGGTTTTCAAGTTTTTCCAATATTTTTTGGTGGTGCAGACTATACAGATTCTGGAGTTACTAATGACGCATGGGCAACTTGGTCATCAGCTTCAAGAAGCAAAGACCAACCTTCATCATGGTGGACAACAAATGACTCAACAATTGAAATTACAGGAATCCAATTAGAAGTAAGCAGCGTGGCAACAGATTTTGAGAATAGGTCATTCGCTCAGGAGCTTGCTTTATGTCAGAGGTATTGTGTAGTTTATCAAGGTAATGCTGCTCCTTTAGGAAGTGGCGGTGCAGTTACCATGTCAGGTGCTGATGGATTTTTAGCTTATGGACATACAGTAAATGGTGCAAATCCTATGCTTACACAAATATTTCCTGTATTAATGAGACAAACTCCTTCCCAATCAAGAAGTCTTACTGGACATTTTCAATTTTGGAGAGGTTGGACTACAACCCTAATAGCTACAAATTTCGCTGTTGAAAGTGCTGGATCAAGCCCAATGCACTATAGATTTAACATTACGACATCAGGTGGAATGGGTAATGGAGATCCAGGCATCTTTAACTTTGCCAACACTTCTGGATATTTAATTTACGACGCAGAATTATGAACGATTTTACAATCACTTCAGCAAAATATGTTGCATCTGTTCTTGATACAGGAGCAAACGCCTCTATAAATGCAACTATAAATGGTATTGAATGGTCTGTACCGTTAACAGTAGGTAATACACATTATGATGCAATTCAAGAATGGGTTGCGGCTGGAAATACTATAGAAGCTGCTGATGGACTAACTTGGGATAGTATCAGAGCTAAAAGAGATGGAATATTACAAAGTACAGACTGGACAATGACAACAGGTGCTTCTGTAGATCAAGCTCAGTGGGCTGCATATAGACAAGTAATAAGAGATATTCCTCAAACTTATAAAGATAAAACTCCTGATGATGTTGTTTGGCCGACACAACCTTCAACTACTGGTCCTAATACTTAAAATTAGCCTCTGTAAAATAGAAGAAGTAATAAGAGATTTCGGTAAGCATGCCTTATATTGGTAATGACATAAGAGCCAACGAAGATTACAAAACTGTAGATGATATTTCTAGTGGTTTTAATGGTAGTACTACATCATTTGCTTTACAGGTAGGAGGTTCTTCACCTGTTCCTTTTCCAAAGTATGAGAGTCAATTATTAATATCTATTGGAGGTGTAGTTCAAGAACCTGATTCTACAGGATCTAAAGGATTTAAACTTTTAGGTACAAATATAGTTTTTAGTTCTGCTCCAGCTTCTGGAGAAGTTTTCTTTGGAGTTATCTTTGCAGGTGCAGATTATTTAAATGCTGGTGGGACATTTCCAGACGGTACAAATTCCGTTCCAAGTGTTACGTTTACTTCAGATTTAGATACCGGAATATTTAGAAGTGGTAGTGGATTAGTTTCTATTGCTTCTAATGGAACTAAAGTTGCCACTTTTCCAACAGCTCAAGGTAGTTCAGGACAAGCTTTGGTTACAGATGGTGCAGGAGTACTTTCATTTTCTACAGTTTCGGGTGGAGTTACGAGTGATGCACAAGATAACACTGTAGGTGGTACAGGTGCAGGAGCTAGTTTTAGTGGTACAGATGCTAATAACAATACGTTATTTGGTAAAGATGCTGGAAATGATATTACAACTGGTGATGGTAATGTAGCGATAGGAAAAGAAACTTTAGATGCAACCACTACAGGAAGTTTTAATATTGCAGTAGGTAATAGTGGATTAGGAGACAACAGTACAGGAGACAGTAATACTGCTGTTGGACAAGGTGCATTGGCATCAAATACAACTGCAGATAACAACACCGCAGTTGGAAGAAATGCTTTATTAACAAACACAACTGGGACAGAAAACACAGCCTTAGGAGCTTATGCCTTAGATGCTAATACTACAGGTCTAGAAAACGCAGCGGTTGGTAACAATGCTTTAGGTGCTAATACAACTGGTGAAGCTAATGTAGCCGTGGGTAGATCAACTTTACAGGCAAACACTACTGCAAGTAATAATACAGCAGTAGGTTCTCAAGCTTTAAAGGTGAACACAACTGGAGCAGATAATGTTGCTATTGGTATGGCAGCTTTAGATGCGAATACTACTGCAAGTGAAAACACTGCTGTTGGTAAGAATGCAATGGGAGCAACCACTACTGGTGGAAATAATACAGCATTGGGATTTGGAGCATTAAGAACAAATACTACTGGAACTGACAATGTTGCAGTAGGTAAGGTAGCTTTAGCAGCTAGTACAACAGCTAATAATAATACGGCTGTAGGTAGTTCAGCTTTAGCATCTAACACAACTGGAACTCAAAATATTGGGGTAGGTAATGTTGCTGGAGGTGCTATAACAACTGGAGGTTCCAATGTAGCTATTGGTAGTCAAGCACTGCAATCTCTGACCACAGGAAGTAGAAATATTGCAATTGGTAGACAGGCAATGTCGTCAGCAGCCGTTAATGCATATGACAACATGGGTATAGGAGAAGGTGCTTGTCAAAATATAAATACTAATGTTTATTATAATATAGGAATTGGTAATTATGCTTTAGACGCTTGTACGACTGGTACTCATAACACTTGTATGGGTTACGCTGCTGGTACTAACAGTACTACTGGAACTGGAAATACTTATTTAGGACAAACCGCAGCTGGAAGTGCGACAACTGGATCTTCTAATGTTGTAATTGGTGCATCTGCTGGTTACGACATAACAACAGGTAGTAATTTAGTATGTATTGGTCATGCAGCAGGGTACAGTGCTGGTAATGACATAGTAGATGGACAGTATGGAATATATTTAGGTGCTTTCTCTATGGCAGGTGCTACAAACGCTAACTACGAGATAGTTCTGGGATATAACACTCAAGGTAAAGGTACTCAAACAGGATTTATTAGTCCAGGTGGAGGTGGAGTTTATCAAGGAAATAACAGTTCAAGTTGGTCAACTACTTCTGATATAAGAATAAAAAAGAATATAGTTAATAATAATTCTGGTTTAGATATTTTGAAAAAAATACAAGTTAAAAACTTTGAATATAAAACTAAAAAGGAAATCGAAAATGATTCACCTGAGCTAAAAGATGTAAGCGGCTCTGCTGTTGTGGAAAAAGAAGGAACACAATTAGGAGTTATAGCTCAAGAGATTGAAAAATTTTTACCAGAAGTTGTAAAAACAGAAGTATCTGGAGTTAAGTCTGTTGATACTGATAATCTTACTTGGTATCTTATTAACGCTGTAAAAGAACTATCCGCAAAAGTTACAGCTCTTGAATCTTTATAAAGATAACAGTAGAATAAAAATACAAGATTTTTTTAAAAAATGCAGAAAATTTTTAATGCAATAGCTGTAGCTTCGGGTGTGGTTTCATTGACTGTTGTAGGAGCTGGGTTTACCATTTATTTAAATAAGGATGCAATTGTAAATAGCATACAGGAGAAGGCATTAGAAGCGGTTACAGGCAGTTTAGGAAGTGCTCTTGGTGATTCACTATCACTACCGGAAGCAACTGGTGATGTAATACCTAAATCGATGTTTTAAAATTGACTGAAATTAACGAAATATCTGTAAATAATTTAAATATCATTCCTATAAACAGTTATATTCATACACCTATACAATCTTTACCAAAAACTCCTCCTATAACTTTACAGATTGGTAATCCAATAATAGAGATTCCAGGTTGTGTAAAATTTAATCCTGCTAATTTAAATTCTCAAAAACTTATTGAAGACGATGACAGAGGAAACAGAGTTTTGTGTGATGGAACCACTCCATATTTTGAGCCTATAAATTATGAACCTGAAAATTTAATTTATGTAGAAGATGTAGCTGCACCTACAGTTAACTCTTCACCAGAATTAGAAACACCTGAACCAAATTTAGATAATATTCCTCAACTACAAACAGAAATTGATTGCCCTGCTCCAAATCAGCCTAGAGTAGGAGACTTAACACGCAATGGAGAAGAGATAGTTATAGGTCATGAACTGAGTGTTGATAAAAAAACTTGCATAGTTTTATACGAACCAAGTTCCCCAGTTGAGAAATTATTACCAAATACATCACAAGCTAGTACAACAGCTGCAATCGCTGTAGTAGCAACCGCTTCAGCTGCGGCAACACCTCTGTTATTAAGATTAATAAAGCCATTAATAAAGCAATTAATTAAAAAAATTAAAGGTTTTTTTGGAAAAAAAGATAGAGAAAGATTTAAAGGATTAAAAAGAAAAAAGAAACTTATTTCTGAATCGAATGCTGATGATTAGGAACGACTCCATGAGGGTTTGAAACTACAATATCTTCACATAATTTTGCAGCTGGACTTGATGGATGAAAGGTAACTCCAAGCTTTTCTTGCTCCGCACAATGCTTTAATCTTGCCATTTCAAAATCTAATCTTTTATTAGCTAATAATTGTTGATTTATTTGATTTTGAGTACTAGCAGCCTTTAAACAACCTTCATTGTGTCGTTTATCCAAGGGTATGGTTATGTTCATACTGATACCCCATCCAATACTATGATTAGTTTTTTGACCGGTTCTAGTAGGTTTGTAGTAGAGAACTGATCCAGGATTATCTAATACTCCATCATTGTTTAAATCTGAGTTATCGAATACTGGGTCCATGTAACTATCTTCATAAGGCTCCTTCCATGAATCTTGAAGGGTTGCAAAAGGAGTGACACTAAGGGTTGCTCCTTGACAGGACACTCCACCTCCATGAGTATTAGTTATATATGGTCCCGATAGATTTTGGACAGCCAAATTGGATACTGAACCAGAACTATTTGCTATTGGATTCGCTGTGGCTGACACCCCTCCTACCTCATTGGCATAGATAGGAGCACTAAATATATTTAAAGCTAAGAGTAGATATTTTACTGACTGAAGCTTGAAACTGTGTCTGTGACTGAAGTTATCTCTGTTGTTCTTTGTATTATGGTCTGTGATTTTAATCCTGGCTGACTGAGAGTAGTAGTTAGTTGCCACGGTTTGCTTGAATCTGTCACCGTAAAGTTTGGCATATTTGTTGTATCTAAGTTTGTCCACGTCGAATTTACACCATTTACTGACTGAGTAACACTCTGAGCTGGAGGAACCAAGCTACTTGCATCTGTACTTATGTTATTACCAGTTACGGTATATTGCCAGCCAGTTTGATAATCAATCACATTTATAGTCTCCGTAACCGTAGAAGTGGTTTCTGTATGGCTCGTAAGACTACCAGTCTGAAAGTTTGGTACGACAGGAACGCTTTCTACAGGTACATTCAATGAGCTTAATACGACCACAGGTATCACACTTCTCAGGATTTTTTTTATCTTCTTGGTTTTTGACAGCAAAAGCATGATTTTCTAATTTCATTTGATGCTAATCTCGCTTACGAATTGCCCAATAGCACTTGTGCCTGCACCTCCGCCTACTAAAGTCACTGCTCCAGATGTGGTAATTGTGCCTGCTAAATCCCCAGCAGATCCTGATGCAGTGGATGTTTGATTACTAAAATTACCTACCGCTCCAACACTAGGAGCACTTGTAGCAACCGCATCTCCTTGAGTAAAGGATTGTGTGAATGAGAAGCTGTTACCAGCTGTTTTCTGCGTAACTTCTAAAGCTGGTATTGAACCTACCCCACTAGCTATAGTCAATCCTCCTATACCATCAGAAACTGCACTACCACCACTTGGTGTATATGTCGTATCCACTCCTGATCCCGAAACCGCATATGTTGTCCCGATCCTCTCAACTTGTGTTGCTGCAGCATTAGTGGTTAATTGTACACTGCTACTGAGCTTCGAAGTGATATCTGCTTTGGCCGCTGGTGCAAATATCAATATTAACAAAGGGAGTAATTTTCTCATTTTTCTGTACTTATTGCTTGCTATACATAAGTTTACATGAGCGAAACTTAGTATTAATTAGATTATAAAATGACTGAAAATTTAAAAGATTCTTCTAAATCACAAGAGAAGAAAAATGTTTTTGCAAAAATTAAAGAAAACATAGATGACAAAGATGAGCAATTAGCGTTTATCTCAGTCATAGTAAGGCTTGTCGTAATCGGGTGGAGCGGTTTTATCGTCAGCCTAAATTACATTTCTATCCCAGGTTATAGTAATGAACCCAAGGATATAACTTTTCCGGCTTCGATTTTAACGGGGGCGATTTCCACATTCGGGATTGAGGCATCACGTAAAAAAGGTGATAAAAACAAGGATGTTTCTAAAAGTCAACCAGCAGTAGCTACTCAAATATTGCGTATAGAGCAGGCTCCGATTAAAATTATTACTGAGAGTAATAATAAGTGAAATGTATTACAAACAAAAAAGAAATTGGGGAATAATAGCTTTAGTATCCATTTTGGGTTTATCTAATCTTTCTTTGATGAATACTTTAATTTCATCAAAATTTAAAACTCCATATCCAAATTTAAATTTACCTGTAGGTCCTTACACTTCGTATGATTTAATTGCATCTGAAGATGGCTATAGACTTAGTTATAGATCTAATGATCCAGCAATTCTGCAGAGAACAAAACTTGTAGAAGAACCAAAAGGTCTATTTGGTAATAAAAAATCTAAATTAAATTTAAGAGAAACCTACACGATGAATGGTGGATCTACTACAGAGCCTAAAGACGGCATTCTGATGACTGAAAAAGATATAGCATGTCTTAAGGTAGAAGGAAGTGGTAACTCCACAGGGAGAGTTGTAGGAGCCTCTGTAGGAGTTAAAGCTGCTCCTATGGTTAGCAATATACCAATTGTTGGTTGGTTAGCCGCAGGGTTTGTTACTATGTTTGCTCAGGATAAAGGATCCGATATAGGTGGACAGGTAGCTAGAGACTTTAATGATTGCTAGTAGCTAGATAAAATTTAGGAAGCTATACTCAAATTAGTAGAATATTTATTATGTCCTGTACAGTTTCACATGAGAAATTAGAAGATACAATGAAGCAGCTAATTGAACAGCAGACTGCTTTATCTAATGATATAAAGTTAAAAGATTTAGAATTAGGTCAATTAAAAGAATCTTACATGAAAGTCCTAGGTGCAATTGAAATAATTCAAATTTTAAATAAAGAAATATTAGATTCTGCTGCAGATTCAGAAAAAATTGATATTGCAGAGGTTACATGAAATGTTATCGGAGATGAATCAAAAAAGATATAAAGCCCTTAGATTGTTAGCTGATCATATTCGAACCCCCTCCCGTGATTTATCTTTAAATGCAATATTTAACGATGTTACAGACGAAGATTTAAAATGGGTAACTGAGAAAATTCATTATTATTTATTAAGATTGTTGGAAGAATCAGACTGTGAAATAGAGGAAGATGTTGAATTAGTCCCATTAATGGAATAAAACATATATTTATGCAAGTTTATGCAGCATAGAGTTTTCTCAAGGTTGCAAAATACATGTGATTAATTGCGAGCAAGATCTTTTAGTAAATCTCATTGAATTATCACCTCAAAATGCCCGACGAAAATTTAGACAATCAATTTTTGAATCTTGGGAATGGAAATGTGCGTACTGTGAAAAAGATTTAGATATAGATTCCGCAACGATAGATCACATACTACCTAAATTTAAAGGTGGTCATAATGTTAAATCAAATATGCTATGTTCTTGCTCTAGTTGTAATAGAGCAAAAGGTTCTCTACTACTAGGAGAATGGTATAAACCGTCTAATTTACATTACACGGAGAAAAGACTTGGTAAAATAAAGCATTGGATGGACGATAATAGTGTTTCTATTAAGGTTCTATCTTCAGATAAAGCAACTTCGTATATAACAAATGACTTCTACATCGGATGGATCTCAAGCTAACGCTAAGGCATTTTTAAGAGATAAAAGCCAAAAGATTATGGAATATATGCCTGAGTTACAACGGGCACGTATGCCAGATGCTCTAGCTAGAACAGAAGGTAGCGAAGATCAAAGTATTCGAGCTAAGGTACAGAAAGGTACTATAAAAATTCTTTAATGGATGCAGTTAATTCGAAAGACAGAAAGCTTGTTGATGACTTAGTTATTCAAGTTTTAAGAGATTCTATGTTTGTTTTAGAAACAACTAGATTAGTTCATTGGGGTTTAAATGGCTCTAAATTTTATCAAGTCCATCTTTTAACAGGTGACATACAGGATGAGATGCATGCAGGTGTAGATACGATTGCAGAGCATGCTAGATCAATAAATATAATGACTCCATTATCTGTAAATAATTTATTTTCTACGAGAATGCAAGAAATTGATATGAGTAATCCATATGACGAAGATAAAATCATCTTAGAATTAAGCGTAGTTCACGACATGCTTGCAAGTCTTTTCGAAGAATTAGCAAAATATGCTGGAATGATTGGTGATGATCTTACTCAAGACATGGCAGCTGATCGTGGTCGAGAACACAAAAAACATCAGTGGCATTTAAGATCGACACTGACTTACAAGTATGAGACAGAAGAGGATGTCAAACAAAACGAAGAGAGCAAAAGCTAAAAAACTTTCAAAGGATCATTTGAAATGTAATAAACCTAAGAAGACTCCTAGTCACAAAACAAAATCTCATGTTGTAAAGGCTTGTAAGGATGGAAAGGAAAAGATAATTAGATTTGGTCAACAGGGAGTAAAGGGGGCTGGAAAAAATCCAAAGACAGCAAAAGATAAAGCTCGAAAGAAATCATACTATGCAAGACATAATGCTCAAGATTCAAATCCTGATAAGTTTTCTGCTCGATACTGGTCACATAAAGTTAAATGGTAATTAAATCAGACTCCAACTTCTCCACCATTTAGTAATAATATATTTCGAACCTTTAATTGGTGGTAAAGCTTCATGCATCGTTTTATAGTTAGGGAAGCCATTTATATATAAGTTATTCCATCCTATTAATAAGCCTTTCTTTGGTTTAATTTTCAAATTTAAATGCTTGAAATATGTTTCTCCTCCTTCTTCTACGTCATTTAAATAAATCATAGTTGTCCAAGTTC